ACTAAAGCGCCCGGTTTCTGTTCCAGCAACATTGTAAGAAGTCCTCATGCGACCGTCTGGGTCGACTTCGGTTTTGAGCACGGAAAGTTGTTTTGCGGCGTCACGGATTGCAAGGATTGTGGAGACTATTGGCCGGGCGTGAAAGTAATTGTCGAGCTTTTCGAGCGCCTCTCGGTCCATAGAGAGTTTTCGTTCGCCTTTTTTGGAGGTCCAGATTTCTGGAATTCGCATGTGTTTAAAGAAGAAGTCTTGGAGCATTTTAGGGGAATTAGCTTTAAGAGGCTTATCCCAAACAGCATCGGCAAGACGATCCAAAAGGAATGTAAGGCGAGCAATCTCATTGGTGAGCGTTTCAATTCCTTTCTGCCGTTCATATCCATCGATCAAAAATCCTCTTGTCATCATGTCGAGCACAGGTGCTTGCAAGGCCCGGGCGAAGTTGTAAATCTTTGGAGCATCACCTAACGCACGGATCGAACCCAGCACTTCATGTGTGATGCAGCAGTCAAGACCGTTATAGATTTGCTCGTTTTCGGGAAGCGTGACGCCTTCCTGTAAGGCGCTGGTGTTTATGATCGACATGGTTCACGCGAAGAATAAGAGGAGAGATGTAAGGACGAGCCAAATGCTAAAAGCAAATCCTTGTCCTGTCAGGATGTAATAAATGAATGCTGCGCCAGCGATGCCCGCAACTACAAACATTAAAGCACTCCATTTTCTTGAATGTAATTAAAAATTCGACGCCAGATATAACTGCGAACAATACTGACAACCGTGAATATGCAGGTGATTACGAAAGTCTGTTTGTGAGTTGTTTGAAAGTTGAAGTATGTGAATGTTAGTTCTGCAACGAAGTATGAAATTAGAAATCCAGAGAAAGTGTTTAGCGCGGCCTCAAGAAATGAGTGCTTGCGAGATTGTGCCATTTAATCATCCTTCTTCATCTCCGTTACCTTTTTCCCTCGCATCATTTTCCATGCAGGTTCCTGGGTGTAAACGCTGCCTAGAAATCCAAGGCCTTTTTGCATTTCCGGGTAGAGGGCGTGGTGATAGAGCATGGTGTCCTCGCGGCATCCGCGCGGGCGAAAGCCTTCCTTGATAAGGTATTGGAGATCATAAAGACCGTTCTGGAATATCTTAGTAATGCTCGGATTTTCTAAAATTGCACCAACAATTTTTCGAGCAGCAAGTTCATCGTTCGTGGTTGTCCAATAGTTTCCGCCCTTGTTCTTGTCCCAGAACGGGACCACCATGGCGTGTGTGGCGCTGGCACTAAATCCAACCATTTCAATCATTCCGAACTTTGTCTCGATGTCACAAGCACACTCGGAGCCAAGGTGCCGATCCACCCACTCACGACATTCGGCGATTGTGGGGTTGACAAGGATAAATCGCTCCGGGCGCTTGATCTCAGGAAATTCGCTCTCACGCTTTGCTTTGATAAGGTCGGCAATGGCGATTGGCCTCCACGCCCAATTACGAAGAACTGCGGCAGGATGGTAAGTCGGGAGAACTTTGTGGGAGACGAGAGACGATGTTGCCACTGTTCCTCGAAGAGCGCCAATGCCGTTAGTATGCAAAAGAGCCCAACAAGCAGTGCTACCAAGAGCGATAATAAGATTTGGAGCAACTTGGGTAAGTTCATCTTTGAGCCGCTCGAGTTCGGGAAGGTATTGGGGTTGTAGGTATTGTCCGATTTTGCCTAGATGGGGGAGGGTATAACCCTCCCCACAAGATGTTTTGTTGCAACACAAAGCTGCGAGGTCGTTGTTGGGTGGGCGCAGCGCAAGCACGTTTGTTAGAAAGCAGTCGCGCCGGGAAAGCCCGGCCTCCTGTAACATACGTGTTAGCTCTTGCCCGGAATATCCTTGAAACGGCTTGCCTATTAGAGCTTCTTGCTCTCCCCAAGCCTCTCCAACGATTGCAATTTTAGCATCGTGAGGGCCAGCTGAATGTGCAAAAGCTGGAGAGGTCTGGTAGGCCATTTTAATTTTGTTCTTCGTTCAAGATTGCTAAAAGCATAATGCTGTAAACAATCAAATCATCGACGCGCGCAGATACAGGCTCCGTCCGGTTACGGCCTTTACCATTACGAATATCTTTCACGTATTGCTGGATTGAGTCGATGTGCTTGCCAGCCAACATCATCCACACCGTGGACATCGGAAGGTCTTGCTGCTCCGACAGGCGTCGGAAATTAGCAAGGATGTCCCCCGCATCACCATATTCAGAGTTCTTTGATGCAAATAAATGTTCGGCTCGTTTAATTGCGTCTGCGACGATAAGTAATTGCGGGTTGGATACGGGCGTTGTGTTCACGAGTTTTGGCCTTTCGGAAACAGGTGGTGGAGGTGGTGGAGGCAACTCCACATCGGCAATGGTTTGATACATATCTTCAAGGTCAACAGGGATCTGGTCAGCTATCGGTCGTGGTGTTTTGTTCATTTGCTTGCTCCTTTTGTAGTGACGATGCTTTGCGGAGAATACGGAATTGCTGCAAAGCCCTTCTCGCGTTCGCCACATATTCATCATTGATCTCGAGGCCTAGCACATGCGCGGCTCCGAGAGCTTCTGCTGCCCGCAGCGATGACCCACCACCGCATGTCGGATCGAGCATTCTTGTGTTGTTATCAACGAACATTTGAAGGAAGTGTTTTAGAACTGGTTCTGGTTTGGTGTGGGGATGATGCTCCTTGTTTGTTTGGGATGCGATTGCATTACTGACGGGTTTGACCAGCGGTCTATCTTCACGGGACGCGATTAACGCGGCCTCGTAAATTCGTCTCGGCTCCCGTTTTGGGTCCGGCATAATTCCAACATTATCGCTCTTGACCCAGATAAGAGGAAAGTTGCAGAACGACAGTTGCGGGGCCATTTGAGCAAACATTTGTAAAGTCTTTGCCTGTATCGTGATGTCTCCGGAAAGCCAAAACACCATATGCCCGCTATGTGCCATGATGTTATCGAGGTTCTCACAAAGGCAGGTGATGAGGCGCTCGTAAATGTCGGCGGTGTCTTGATAGCCACTGGTTGTGTCCCTTCCTGACCACTTTCCTCCGAACACGTTTACTCCGTATGGAAAGTCGCAGTGGATAAAGTTGAAGGGCTGGCCTTTGTAGTTCGGGGCCCAGTCGAGAAAGGATTGCTGTAGGATCGATGTTTCGGGCGGGATGATAAGAGGGGCCGACCGTGCCGATTTGGAAGGCGCGTCGGGGGCCGTAGGAAGGTCAAGGGCATCGGCCAAAAGATCGTCAAGGGGGTTTGCCCCGCCTTCACCGTCAAAGGCATCCGCCGCCGCTTCCGTTGCAGTCGATAAGATGTTGTTAACCGCATCCGCCGCTACCCGCTCGTCCTCTCGGGAAATGTAGTTGTAGGCTCGAGTAGCGGTTTCGAGGGTTCGGATATTATCTCGATGGAGTTCCTTGGCGATCCGGCAACACCGCTGGACCCATGCTTGGCCATAACCTATTGATGCTGCGGTCTTTGCGTAGCCCCATTCCTCTCCCCCTTTTTGGGAAAGGATGTCGTGGATGTTGGCGATCGCGAGACACTGGTCCTGCCACCCAAGATCCTTGCGGCGCAGGTTTTCTTCAAGTTCAACGATGCGTTGCTCGATTGGGTCGAGGTCGGCCAATAGTCGGGCGGGAATGTCTGGAAGGTTGAGCTTGCGGGATGCGGTGAAGCGGCGTTCACCTGCAAGAAGTTTGTAAGGTTGCCCGGCAGGGCCTTGTTCGGAGATGACGATGATCGGCACCAACACTCCGCGTAACGGGATGCTTTCCAGCAAGTCATCTACAATAATTTCTTTTCGTTGCCGTGAAGCACGGTCAATCCAAATGTCTTTCAGAGCAATGCTGGTCATAACAGGCCTTTCGGGATGTGAATGGAGAGGGCAAATGGCTCCTCGCCCTCTCCGTGATTGATGGGCGTTTATTCGCCCTTCACGCTCTTGATGTTGTTGCGTGGTGGATCATCTGGGCGCTCAGGATTGAAACGCTGAGTCACATACGCGATCACACTTTGACCAACAGCCTCTGGAATCAATTCGTCAAAGCTCGAGCCGTCGGTCTTGAGGCCGAGTGAAACGAGAAACTCTTTGAGTCTCCAACGAGCGTCAGGTGTGAGGTAAAAGTCGGTAGAAAGTTTACGAGATGAAAGATCGATGTCAGCAAGGTCTTTGTCGTCAACGTCATCTGATGTGTGGGTGAATTTAAGAGCGAAACGAACGTAAGGTGTTTTGTTTTTGTTGTTGTCTCCGTATTCGAATGATGAGATTGTGCCGTGGTAGGTTCCTTCTGGAAGTGCGGAGGGTGCTTTTACATCGTCGAGTTTGGTTGATAAGAGGTCTTTGAAGTTTACTGACATAAGTTTTCTCCAGTTAAAAATAGACCCAGTGACGGGCCAACATTAACGCCAAAGGCGTTAATTCCTGACAGCCTTGAAGTAATCTGCAAGGCCGGATTCTAGCGGGTAGGATTGCTGGACTTTTGAGGGCGCTGTGTTTTTGCACTCAATAGTTCCTTGTGAAGTCGTGAAGATCTGGCGTTTAAGATTGGAGCCTCGGCCAGAGCTTTGCGCAAGGAGAACCGTGTTGAAATAACGACCGACTTTTGGCGGTAACGCCTTGCCGAGAGTATTCGGGTAATAGCGTTCCGGCCCATTGTCGTCTCCCATTGGTTTGATGTGGCAGTTAATTAT